AAGCCCCCTAAAGCCATGAAAGACCTTGGATGGAACGCCGCTTTCACCGCACGGTCTTACAACCGATGGTTTAACGATGGGCTACGGAAAATAGAAGTCCATTTTAGAGGGGCAGCATTTCTCAACGCACTAGACGATGGGTTTTCTTTAGCTGAGGCGGCAGACGTGGCACGCAAGTCTCAACTCGACTTCGGTGACCTAACCAGTTTTGAAAAGGGTGTTGTTAAGAAGTACGTTCTCTTCTACACCTTCTTTAGACGCCAGTACGCAACCTACCTGCGCCTTATGTTGGAGAATCCAAATAAAATGCTGGCTGTTCATAAGCTTCAAGCTAAACAACCGGACCTATACATGAGCAGGGAACAGCAGGCCATGACCTCCAGGTACAACCTTCAGGGCTTGATGCTGGGAACCGAGGACCTGCCAGAGAGCGCTGATATTAGTATGAAGCAGAAGGTTGCTCATCACGTTTTTACAACCGGCCCGTCAACATTTGATATTGGTGTATCCCTTCTTACGTCGATGCTAGATATGGCGAGCCTTCTCAACGTGACTGACAAGGAAGTACCTACAGATCGGTTTAGGGTACAGATGGCATTGGAGCATGAGATTGGCGGGAAAATGTCACCCCCGTTTAAGCTAACCTACGACATGCTAACCGCAGTCACAGGGAACGGAACGAAGGAGTTTAACGTTGGCGCACCACAATGGATGGCTCATGCGCTACCGCAGTTTACGACTACCCGTCCCGCGACCCCAAAGGACAACCCCGATTACGTCTATTACAATAAGTTTCAGGAACCTGAAGTTGTAGAGGCTACACCCTTCACTAAGGTTTTATTGAACCAACTTGGCAACACACCAAGGCAGATTCAGACTTACGCTGAAGTCTGGAAGCTCGCCACTGACCCGTCCTATTCAGCTAATAGCCGTGAGTTTAACGCTCTGACGTTGAGAAGCTTGATTGCAAAACGGTTTCATGTACCGACGCAACGGGACGCAATATCAGAGTCAACGGGCAGAACTGCCGCTGAACTAAAAAGGATTAAAGAGTACACAGATCAAGGTACACCACAACCAAAGGAGCAGGGAAATGAGTAACCGAATCACACGAATCCAGCGCATCATTGCACAGAGAAAGGCAGGCAAACCGCCCGCAGTTACGCCAGTCATCCGTCGCCGCAAGCCAGCACCAGACAAGACCTGGACAAAGGCAAAACTGTTAGAGTTTGCCGAAAGTAACGGAATAGAAGTTTCGTCAGCAGATACCAAAGCGACTATCTTGGGGAAGTTGGGGGCTTAAATGGCATGGCTGTCTAAGGAGTGGAGCTACCGTTATCCTGTTCTCGTCCCGGTGTGGCGGAAAAAAGACGCACCAGAAGTTCCCGTCGAGTATAAGATAAAGCTTCCGCTGGAATGGGATTACTTCTTTGAGAAGGTCTTGCCGTCCGGCGCGGACGTTAGAATAACGGACTGGACTGGAACCAAAGTCCTACAATACGACATAGACAATCTATTCACCGCTGCTCCCGCCGAAAGATTCATAAACTTTAGCGATGAGTTGGTTACCGAGCGACTCTCGTTTTCGGATCAGGAGGAGAGTGTAGAGTATGGCAGTTCCCCAGACCTCATGTTTGTCTGGATATATTGGGGTAACCCGAACGCAGCGAGCCAAGCTCTTTCAGGCTTTACACCAACGCAACAGGTGAGGGTCTTTCTTGGATCGCCATCTCCTTATGTAGACCAGCCGATAGGTGATCCGGTGGTGTTAACTCCCTCTTCTACGGGTGACGCGATAGTCGAATGTAGGTTTGAGGATCCTGATTCCTTTTCTCCACAGGTTGTAGTTAAGCCACCAACCTCTTTAGCAAACGGCATTGTGGGATACGATGATGGACTAAACATATTTTGGAACGTAAGTAACGTGCGGGGCGCGGCTTTTTACACCAACAAGTACCAGCGCAGTCTACAAGACCTTGAGATTATGAAGGTGTGTTCTTATGCTACAGGCGAAGGCACACCTCAAACTATCGTACCCTTTGTTAACATTTCTGCGGACGGTACGGGATGGAACCTTGGGGTGGTTCAAACCGGATCTGGAGATATGTTCATTATGATTAACTACCAGGGAGGAGTAGATGCTGATGTCTTGTACGCAAACCTCATGGTTACAACCTTCAGAACACTAAACAACTACGGACCCGTAAAGGACTACCCAGAGAGTCGAACCCCTCGCTTTGCTGTCAAGATTAAAATAGTAGAACCAGGACCATAGGAGATACCATGAAAAAGTTTCTATCCCGCAAGCTTTTACTCACCGTAGGAGCGATTGCCCTGGTAGTTGCAGTCAACCTGCTAGGCATACCTCTCACCGAGGCAACGCTTGAGTCCCTAACTACTATGGTTCTTGGACTCTTAGGTGCTCAGGGTCTAGTAGACTTCGGAGAAGCCTGGAAGGCTGGCAACGCCTTAGCTGAGGCGGTAGACGATGAGTAATCTGCCTCTCGCAGTCAAGCTGGAGATCGAAGAGATCGCAGTTGAGGCTCTTGAGGAGTTCATGGAGGACGAGGGTATAAACTACGCCACTGGCGTCGAGCTATTAGCTGATACCATCGACGCACTGCTGCCTCTAGGGGCGCTTGTGAAGGGTCCGCTGGGCGCGAGCCTGGAGAGAGGCGACGGGCCTGCTGTAGAGGCGTTTCTGCGTGCCATTGTCCCTCTTCTCAAGCCCAACCCTACCAAGATTCTCGCACGCTCCTTGCGTGCAGCCCAGAAGGGAAGAAAGAAACGGGCAGAGCGCCTGCGAAAGCGTGCCAAGCGAATCATGGAGAGGCGTGACGGTGAAGCTGACTCCAAACTTCAGGATTGAGGAGTTCGAGGTTACTTCGGTCCTCGCTGTTAACCTCGTCCCTAAAGAGTACGTTCCGAGGCTCATGTGCCTGTGCTCTGCTATCCTTCAGCCCATCAGGGACAGGTTTGGCTACGTTAAAATCTCCAGTGGCTACCGCAGCAGCCATGTGAACCAGGAGGTAGGGGGAGTCCCGTCCAGCCAGCATGTTACTGCGGAAGCTTGTGATTTTGTCTGCCCTACTCAGCCAACCTACGACGTATGGGATTATATCGTTAAGATGGTAGGTATGGGCTGGCCTGTTGACCAGGCTATCTGGTACAAAGAGACTACGGGTCACATTCATATCAGCCACACGACTAGAAAAAAGAACAGGCGTCAGTTATTATTAAAGAGAGCAGACGGAACCTATGTTGCATGGGAGCGTGTCGATGGAACAGATTAACGAGTTCCTTTTAGGTGAACTGCGCTACCTCCGTGAGCGAAGCGACAAGCAGGTTGAGTCTATCGCTGGTCTACAAAAGAACGTAAGCGACATCGAGGTCAAGTGTGGTGCCATCGAGTCTCAACTACAAAAGCTACTCTACATCGCTGGTGGGGCTGTCCTAGCTGGAGCAGGCAGCGGTCCATTGTTCCAGATGTTTATGAATCAATAGGGAAAACCCCTCCCCCCTGCATCCTAACGACACTCAGTTCCCCAACCTACAAACAAGGGGGAGGGATAAGCTTAGTTTAACCAGATAACTTTACCACACTCACGATCTCTACACTTCAAGTCAGGATAGGTAGACTTCTTACTACCGTTTTCCTTGTCTGGACGGTTATCCCACATGGGTCCACTGCACAACGGACAGTCTGTGCCCATTTCTGAGCGCTCTTCAGGCTCAGACGCCTCGTACTGTAGGTCCTCCTTGTGCGAGGGCTTCTCGGTACGTTCAGGGGCACGGGTTGGGGTGTGTGGTGACAGGTCTACATCCTCCATCTCGTCAGCGCTGGCATAAGAACCCTCAGAGACAAACCCACACGAAGCACAAGCTCTACCGATGGAGACTGTCTCGTACTTCTTAAACTCATGCTGTCTAAGATTCGCAGGCAGTGGGTCGCTGTGCCCTACCCCTACAGGTCGCGTGCCCCCTTCCTTCCAGACCTGACCACGGAAACACAGAGCGTCTAAGCCTTCGTACTTCACTACCTCAGTAACGATTGACCACCCTTCTGCTATGGGGTGACCCTCTCTAAAGTCGTAGACCCTCTTCCATACGTTGTGATACTCCTTTCCGTCTGGTCCTAGTAGTATCCCTGGTGTGTCTGTTTTATTAAACCTTCCCATTCTTCTTCTCCTTCAGTAAGAACCTACGGGTTCCTAGTTTAGCTACCGTGTTCTCCACGATAAGCGTTGCGATGTACTCCTCAACATGAAGGGGAAACAAGCGTTCAGCGATGCTCTTCCAGTCCACCACTGTCCTACCCCGTGAGGTTTTATATGATACCTTTGCGTGCTCTGACAGGAGGATAGCTTTCTCTTGCATAGCTATCTTGATGATGCCCTCCAGATTTTCCTTGCGCTCTGTCACCTCAGCTAGTTCCTGCTTGGTCTTGAGCAAGCGGATTATAGCCTCGTCTATCTCAGGGTCTGACTCCATGATCTCTTCTGAGCTAGGCAGGTCAGCCAGAGCAAGGGCATGGTCCCTTGGCTCAGCAGGTGGGGGTACACCCTTGGTTACGTTCTCTGTCCAGAACTTATGGGCTGTCTCCTTTAGCGTGTCGATGAAGGTGGGCGACGGGAAGTAATGATAGACACAGAACCTCTGTCCCGTGAACAGCACAGCTACGTCCCACCTCTTCATGCCAGTGAGGAAACAATACCATGCACACTGAACTTGGTAAGGCTTAGGAATCATAGCTGTCCCTTCTGGACCCCATCCAATCTCATTGGCTGCTGTCTTAACCTCAACGCCCCACCTCTGAGCTAGATAATCAGGCGTTCCCACTGCCCACTCGTACTCTGGGTGTCGGGTAAACTGCCCTTGGGTGAGGGGATTGCCGGTCCTTCGGGTGTACTCTTCCGCGACCGTAGCCTCCAGGGTGCGACCCCAGTACATGCGCTCCGAGTCAGAGAAATCAATCTCCTCGCTAGTCTTGTCATTGTAAACATCCAGAGGCTTGCGCCAGTTCGACATGCCCATTACCGCAGCAACGTCTGTCCCTCCTAGTCCTGTCTTCCTCTGCTTCAACCATTCACTTCTATCCATGCTACCTCCTAGTTAAATCCTAACCTGTCACCCTACCAAAAACTGTCCGCTACCGTTCATGCCTCCAGTCACCAAGCAGTTCAAACTGCCTGGGTCCACACATTTCTAGCAGCCTGCTTGCTACCCTTGCACCGTAGGTGCTACGAATAAAGTCCACCGGGAACAACGCATGGTTACTAGCGATGATGATGGGCTTACGGTCACGGTAACGCTGGTCAATCATGTACTCGATAGCGTCCTTGTGCCTATCCTTCTTGCCTTCCTTTGCTCCTAGCTCATCGAGGACCAGGACATCGGTACTGATAGCCCGCTGGATAGGGTCAGTCAGCCCTTGGTTCTTCCACCTAGCTTGGTTGAAGTAGTCCAGGTCGCCGCACAGGTCATGCTCTGTAACGTACAGGCAACCACGTCCGCCGACTCGCTTGAGTACAGGACCAGCAGCAGCCCGCGTACTCTCGTCGTACTGGCTGAGGTAGTTCTCTAACTCTTCACCCTCTAAAGCAGCGAAGGTACGAGGGATGCGTAGCTGTGTGTTGACAAAGGCGCACAGCATAGCGGTCTTGCCTGAGCCTGTAGGTCCACAGATGTAGGCAGACTTGCCGTCGTAGTTGAACAGGTATCTAAACAGTTCGTTGTTCCTACCCCACACCACAGCAAACTTCTGCTGCTGCCTGGACTTGCGCTCGATAGCAGCGGGAGCGTCCTTCTCCCCTCCGTGTATGACATCACCGAAGTGGAACAGACGGTAGCGTTTGAGTATGCCCATCTTAGCTTGTCGTGTTCTGAAGTCAATCATCAGTTCCTCCTAGTCAATCCATTAAGTCTATCAATCCATCCTCTACTTCTCTCTTCTTCATCCCTGTGTACTCACCTCGATTAGTTTGTGGGGTTAACGTTGGCCTGCCTCTGTCGTTCCAAGCGACGGCTGACTCTGCTCTGTCTTCAACTTTGGTAGGTGCAAAGACTGTCTGCCAGCCTGTGTGTCCTGAAGTCCTGGGTAGCTCACGCTCTGGTGAAAGGAAGTACCAGTCTACTACGAGCAGTAGTTCTTCCTTGCTTACTAGCTTGAGACATGAGGCTATCATCGTCTGTGCTTTCTTAGTCGGTTCGTCTTTTGGTCTGCGCTTGTGAACTCTGGCATGTTCACACCACCGATCCCAAGTAGGTTTTATTGTTGTTATATATATATTTTTATATATAAGGACAGACTTCTTTTGTTCCGATTTGGGGGGTGTCCCGGTTTCGGTGTCATTGTCCAGGTTCGCTGGGGGTCGGCTGTCCCACTGTCCCACAAGTGTCCCACAAGTGTCCCGCGACTGTCCCAGAATCTGCCCATTGTCCGGTTTGGAAGGGGTCCGACT